TGAAGAGAGTATCCAAATTCTATATAGTCATTCAGGTAAGGCTGAGAAACAACGAGCTGAGTACGTTACTAAGCAATCAACTGCAAACCCATCTAGGTATGGGACTAAGCACACATATTGACGCACTGCTGGATGGTCCAGCAGTATAACATAATAAATTTTTTAATAAACAATAGAATGTCAGATTCTCTCATTATTAAATAATCCTTTTATGTTTACTGACAAAGGGATGGGGTAGTTATTTAGAAACTTTTGCTGAGCTTTTAAGCTGGCTACCCCTCCTTTCTTGCTTATCATTTAATTAAATAAATACATTATGGAAATTAAAAATTTCAAAACACACGAAACTAAAAACTATGACATCTTTAAGTTTCTTGATACAAACAGGGAACCTAATCAAAAAATCATTAATAGCTTACTCAAAAGCGTTAAACAGATAGGTGTTCAGATACCTATAATTGTTAATGAAGAGAAATACATTGTTGATGGACAGCACAGATTTTGGGCTTTGAGGCAACTTGGATATGTAGTACCATACATTGTAAGTAAAGCATGGAAAAACGATCAGCATACAATAGCTATAAATAACACTGGCTGTAAGTGGACGGCTATGGATTTCGCAAACTATGCATCTGAAAGCGGGTGTCTTGACGTTCAGGAAGCAATAAGGATTGCTAAGGGTTGGAGAAAAGACTCTAAAAATAAATTAAGTTTAATTAGTGGTTTAGAAATTCTAATGGAGGGTAGATCACACAATGGTTTGTTATCAAAACTAAAAAATATGACATACAAAATGGACTATAAATCGGGGGTGGAAGTTTTTGACAAGCTCGTTATTATGAATGAACACCCAATGAAATCAAGTCCTTTTACTCAGAAAATAACTAGATCTATTAAGGCATTACACCACGACAAAAATGGGTTAAACAATGATGCAATTAATCTGATGTGTCAAAAGAACTATATACAAAATTATAGTAAAGAGAATGATCAATTAGAATATTTTAAAGACATATATAATGATGCTTTAAGTAAGGTCATGCACAGTAAGAAAAATAAACAAACATGTACAACACATTAATACCAATAGCTATAGTGTATATAGTCCTGACTATATACCTAGAGTTTCAAAACAGAAAATAATAAAAACTATTTAATATGAAAATTTATCAAATGTCTAAAGACATACACAAAGCAATCGAACCACTAGCAGGTTCTGATACAAAATTATATGAAGAATTACAAAACATTATTGTTAAATACACACGTGGCAACCCCAAAAAGGTAAACAACTCTATATTTTCATTAACAGCCTACAGGCATGATGACATGTGGGTATTTGACGATGAAGAGAGAGGATTGGTAAAAGAGCCTTTCGTTGCAGGTGCAGACACGATGTTTGACGTTATGAGTGGTAATGTATTACCAGATGTAAACAACACACGATGCTCAATAGTTTTCTCAGAAAACCCAATGCCTAATCATGATGTCCATGTAAAGCAGATCGAGGATCATGGTGAAGATATGGGAGATACATACGAAGTAGTAAAAGCATTTACTCCTGACCTTAACACATTTAATGGCTTTCAGTTTTGGTTATGCCCAGCATTGCTTTCATTCTTTGAGTCAGCACCCAAAAACATTTATGTATCAGTAACTTCAGCATCATGAGTAACACAACAGAATTTTTAATACCCCCAATCATGCAGTTAACCCCCAAGCATCTAGACGCTATGCACCTTGTTAATCTATTCGTCAATGAGTTCGAAAAGTATAAGCTCGATTCAGCTAACGAAAGCAAAGCTTGCGACAACCACATTAAGAGAATGAGGATGGTGCATGAAACATGTAAAAACTTTGGATTTTAATTCACAAAATTTGCAACTCAAGTTAATAACCTATATATTTGTAAACCCTAATTTAATTTAATACATGTCAAATTATAAATTCAAGACCACGAACATACGTGGCAAGCAATACGTCGAAGTAAACGAGCGTATCAAGTTCTTCCGCCAAGAGGAAGAGTATAAGAACTGGACTATCTCAACAGAGTTCACTCACATAGACTCAGATATGTGCGTATGTAAATGCATCATAGCCGATACTAATCAGCGTGTTATTTCTGCAGGTCATGCACATGAGGAGAGATCTTCTAGTCATATCAATAAGACAAGCTACGTGGAGAACTGCGAAACGTCAGCTATCGGTAGAGCCCTTGCTATGATGGGTATTGGTATTGACACTTCTATTGCGTCAGCAAATGAGGTGACGGATGCCATTGCTAAACAAGAGTCTAGCTCACTATCATCAAAACCTGCAGAGCAATCAGCTCCAGTAGAAAACATTATGGATAAAGCAATAGCTTACATAAAGTCAGCTACAGATAAGCAGAAAGCCTTCAAGCAGATCACCTCAAAATACGGGGAACAGCTTACGGAAAAGCAAATCACAGGGATCAAGAAGTTTGTACGATAATACACCCGTTGAGCTTCGTGATACACTTTGGTGGTTTAATTACACGAAAGAGCAAGGCGGTGTAAAGTATTTAGTCGAGAACAAATACAAACGATGTAATCATAAAAATATTTGCAATTGTGGTAAAACTCACAGGTCTGAATTGACCAGGTACAGGAATATGGAAAAGCTTGTAAGATGGAATGTAGACCTATCTAATGAGATAACTAGTAGTGTGTACTTAATCACAACAAGCAGTGGAAATCAAGCATACCTTTCTGCAAGATCCATGAAAATAAGAAAGAGAGGAAGTAAAGACTGGATGAAACCAAGGCAAAAAATTTTAAGGCAGATGATAAAAGATTCAGCAAATGTGCAAGACATATAAACGTAGCGTAGTACCTCATGCGTCTAAATTTATTTTAATAGAATTAGATGACATGGAAGTTAAACGTATAGATGATTTCTGTGAGCGTGTAATCAAACATAAAGAAAAGGAATCACACTATAAGCGTGACTATAGGTCTATGCATAAAAGATTCTATACTGGCACAGCTGGTGAGTTAGCTTTAGAAAAATTGCTTGATACGCAGGGCATTGTGAACTGGACGGTTGGAGTATCCAAGAACTATAACACCCCCGACCTAGCAGACGTAGGTCTAGATGTAGGAGTGAAGACTGTAAACTTTGGAGTGTTTCCTCTTGTAAGGAAAGAAAGCACGCATCCTGAAATCATATGTATGCTATGGAAAAAGAAATGGGTGTACATATGTGGAATAGCCTCGGTAGATACACTAAACAAATATCAAGACGATGAACTCATTATAGATGAACGTCTTAGATCTAGAGGTGTTAAATCTGGATTCTATGGATTCATAGGGCTTAGACAATTTAAGAATATAAACCAATTAAAAGAAATAATAAATGAATTTAAGAGAACAATTAACAGATAAGGTAGGTAAAGGCCACCTGTCGTACTCGTCCATTAAGTACGCATTAGGAGATATGCGTCTATGGGAGATGTATATGAAAGGTCAACTAAAGAAAGAGTCATACGCCTTAAGCTTTGGAAGCTTGTATGACATGCTTTTGTTTGAACGTAAAAAAGCTATGGATACTTACATGATATTAGATCCTAATAAAGTATTAGAAAACTGTAGCGAGAAAACTATAGCTTCTAAGAAGCCTCAACTTACCTCTGACTACAAGGAACAAAAAGCTATACTAGTTAAGGATCACGAAGATAATGGCGGTATAGTGTGCTCGCCTGAAGATTGGGAAATGGCTAATGACATGATACAGAGACTAGAAGACTGCGGTCTTTTAGGTAGTCACTTAACAGGTGAGTATCAAGTCGAGTTTAATGAAGAGATTGATGGTGTGCCTGTTAAGGGATTTCTTGATTGTTTAGGTGATGGATTTATAACGGATAGTAAAAGTGCACGTAGCGTGAGTAAGTTCCGTTATGATGTAAATAGCTGGAGCTATGACATCCAGGCTTACATATACACCAAGGTGTTTGGGATTAAGAATTATTACTGGGTAGTACAGGAAAAAACTTTTCCGTATTATCCTGCTCTGGTAAAGTGCTCAGAAGAGACACTATTCAAAGGCGAAATGAAGTTCGCTGAAGCTGTTGGCAATATAAAGGCATGGCTGAAGGACGAAACTCCAACTAATGAAAGTTATGCGGAGTTTATTGTTTAGAATTGTAAAGGCAAATAGTTTGTCTTCAATTATATTTTTTAATTTATAAATTATTTTAATCATGAGTGATACTAAGTATGATTCAGTACTCGTAGGGTACGCAGAAGAGCCTCGTTTTTACGAGGGACAACTTTCTAGCTGGTCTGTGTCTTTTAAGGACAGTGATCTTAAGGAAATGATTGACAAATACGCAACTAAGCGTGACAGCGAAGGTAAAGGTGGCAACATCTACCTAAAGATGTTTATGTCAAAGAATGGCAAAGCATGCTGTTCGGTTTGGGATCCAAATAGTGAAGCAGCTAAAGAAAAACGTGCTGAGAAGCAGGCAAAAGCTGAAGCTGTAACGGATGACATGCCATTCTAAACCTATGATTAGACACTCCCATGTTCGTGTCGCCTTCAAGAAACGGAAGGTTGTACACGAGCGTAAGGAGTGGATAGTCACTGTATACGACACACCATCTGATATCATGCGTTACGATAATAGAAGTATAAACCGCCTTCGTGAAAAGTATTTTACACCAAAGGCAAAGAATAAAGAAATTATTATACGTGAGATATTGGATAGTGTGGAGTTATCACGATCTCAAATAACATTAGATGAACACAAAAGACAAGCTGAAAAAAAAATGCGATGAAGTCAAAAAGCTACTCATTGATAAAAATGAAGCGTATGGTGATTCAGCAATAATACCATCAAATATATTTTCAAAACTATCTGCAACAGAAGCTTTGAAAGCACGCATTGACGATAAATTAAATAGAATTCAAAACAAAGGTATTTGTGATAACACAGAGGATACACTTATGGATCTAGCTGGTTATTTAATACTATTAATGGTAGCGAAAGACAATGAAAGTAACTATATTCAAAAGCATAAAGGATACAAAGAATCCCTATCACCTAGAAATGTCAACAGCACTTCTACGTATCAAGGAGGGCAAGTCAAAGTCACTTATAGAGAAGATTAGAGAGGGAGGTAAGGCTAAGAAAAAAGAACTCCCTATTGTTTGCTTCAGTGGGGAGTTTTCATCTAGAAACGATGACGCTTTATTTGAACACTCAGGATATATCATTCTTGACTTTGATCATGTAGACGTAGATGCTGTAAAAACAGCCATAGCTACAGATGAATATGTTTATTCTTGCTGGACTTCTCCGAGTGGGGATGGGATAAAAGCATTGGTTCAAATAACAAACCCTGAAAGACATAGAGATCATTTCAGAGCATTAAGGACTTACTTCCAAAAACAATATTGCCTAGAGATAGATGAGTCAGGGATAAATGAATCTCGTGCGTGCTTTGAATCTTATGATCCTGACATTATAGTTAAGGATGAATCAAAAAAGTTTGGGGCTTTTACGAGTGAAATGGCAGAAGCTCAAACACCTGTCAACGAATCTTATAAGTACACAGATTATATGAAGCTAAATCTAGCTGCACGTATGATCCGTAATGCAGAGGAAGGTGAAAAACACAAAGCTCTTGTAAAAGCATCTAGATTATGTGGTGGTTATATTGCAGCTGGACGTATGGAAGAGGAGGAGGCGGTTAGAGTATTGTTTCGTGAAATATGTAAGAGGGATTTAGATTCTGAAGATCAAGCTATGTCTACTATTGTGGACATGATGCAGAACGGAAAGAATATGCCCATCCGTGAGGTTATTGATGAAGAAAAGCAAGCAAAGCGTGAAATGCTTATTAACGATGGTGATATGTCGTTTATATCGTCAGATGATGAAGATTTTAGATGGATTGATGATTACTCTCAAGGTAAGATTGAAATTGGCTTAGACACTGGGGACTCGTTATTAGATGAATACTTTAGGTATAAAAGGGAATTTGTTATTATAAATGGACATTCTAACGTAGGTAAAACGACAACAGCATTATATCTAATATCTAACTCAGTAAGAAGGCATGATTGGAAATGGATTATATATTCTTCAGAGAACAGAACCGCATCAATTAAAATGCAGTTAATGCAGTTTGCTAAGGATAAGAAAATTCAAGACATGACTTATGCTGAAAGAAAACATGCATACAAATGGATTCAAGATCACTTTACTATAATAAATAACAATCAAGTTTACAGTTATTCTGATTTAATTTTATTTATAGATAAGATCCAAAGACAAACAGAAATAGATGCTGTGTTTATTGACCCATACAACAGCCTTAAAATAGAAATAAACACTTCAAGGATTAGTTCACATGAATACCACTACGAAGCTGCTAGTGAGTTCCTTACGTACGCTAAAACAAACAATGTAACTGTATGGCTTAACATGCATGCTGTCACGGAAGCACAGAGGCGTAAGGGTGATGATGGACTTCCTACAGCTCCATATGCTGAAGATACTGAGGGAGGCGGTAAGTTTGTAAATAGGGCAGATTGCTTTCTTACACTTCACCGAAAGATTCAATCGCCAGACCATAGTATACGCAAAATGAGTGAGTTACATGTTCGTAAAGTTCGTGAGACAGAAACAGGTGGGCAACCCACACCTATTGAAGATCCATTTAGAATGGTTATGAACTTATCTCACACTGGATTTAATTGTTGGCTTACTAGAAAGTCTTTGTTTAAACCTATTGATTATCAACCAGATAAACAAGATGTTATGAATTTTTCTGATTTTAAGCTATAAAAA